ACCACGCTTTCCTGCTCATGATCTAAGCCTAACCCTCTCCGACCTCAGCATCCAGCCGGATTTGAAGCCCTGTTTCTTGGCAAACAGGATTGATCCATGATTGCAGGAGAAGGCATCGGCTATCTCATAGGGGCGGAAGCCAGCCCGATCCAGTCTCTCCCAGCAGGCATATCTCTCCGCCACCACCTCCTTCCTGCGGGATTTGTTTCCCATGAGATGACTTGGCACTTCAATGATTGGCCTCTCCGTCTTGATGGTCTTGATGTCCTGCTTGAGCATCTGCCTGCGAAGCCGACACAGAAGAAGGGCATTCTTGACCTCCCTTTGTTTGACCAGCCGATCCGTCACCTTGTCTTGGCTTGTCAATCTCTGTCCCAAAAGGGATAGACTGGCTTCAAGGGAGGAGAGCCTCTTTTCGATTTGATCCAATCTGTAAGTCGTGGTGATTTGGAAGGGGTTGTTCACTTATGAAATATCCTTTATCAATTTTGCGATCTGTTTTTGAATAGTCCGAAACCTCTCATCCACCTCGTAAAGAAGCGGGTCTTTTGTCGGATCAATCACCTTCGTCCGGATCCCTGCTCAATATCTTTTTCATAATTGCGTTATGTGTATTTGTTTATCAAATGATAAGTCAAGCATTGACAAAGGGCATAAGCAAGACATTCCTCGGGTTTTTTCCATCCGTCCTCGAATCCCTTGTCCTCGCAACCTCCTGCGGAAATCACAGGAAAGTATTTTTTTCCGAATTTATATAATCCTGCGGTTATGCCCAGTTTTCTTGGCCAGATCAAACTCACTTCGTTTCCGTCAAATGCCAAATCGGGACAACTCATTATTTCTTTTTTATATTGTTTGCATCTTCGTTCACAATAAGGTTGCAACATCTCGCTCAATACCATTTGGCTCACATCATCATCATAACTGGATTGTTTTGCCTGTTGCAATATCTTTTTCCACTTGGCTTTGTTTATGCCCATTTTGAATGGTATGCTCACGCGGTCACCCCCGCTGTCATATGGTCAATGGTGTTTCGGGCATCTTTCAGGGCATCATCACCGCTGAATCCCCAGCAACTTTCCACCTCTTCCTCGCCCTTTTTGATAATGTATCCGTAAACATCTCCGCTGATATATTTGTCATATATCTCCACTTCACTTCGCAGAATGTCCTTCACCTTTTCAATCAAGTTTTTGGTCACCTTTTTCACGCCTTCCTATTTCCCCATAATCGCTTCGCTCCTCTAGGGGGCGGAAATCATCATGACTATAATACAAGTCAGAATGCTCCGATTCATTTTCCTTTTGCTTTTTCATTTTGGGTTCCTTTCTGGTTAGTCCCTCATCGTCAGCCAAGTCGCAAGCAACAGGCCGGAAGTGATAAGGGGGATCATGATTCTGGTGATGGAGTCGAGCAGGTTTAAGGCTTCTGCACTCATGATAAGCAGGCCTCCTTCGGATGAATCTCTTCGCCCTCAGCCTCATTTGGCTCCCAATCCTTAAAGGGGATTTTCTCCGCCAACTCAAGAGCCTCCCTTTTGCTTTCCGCCTCCACATAGGTTGAGTATTGGCGGGTTCCGTAGATTTTATACCACTTCATAGTTTTCTATAAGCCTCCTCTTCAATTCCCGCCCATTCCGCCAAGCGGGGTTCATCCCGAAACAGGCGGGGATGGGACTGGGCTAGGTCTTGGAGGAGGGCAAGCTCCTCATAGCTCACACTCTCCTCTTGGATGGATTGCCGGATGGATTCTAGGAGGGACTGGGGGCTCATTCCTCATCCTCCTTAATTCTCCCCTTCGGGAAGTGTTTGCCGTCCCGAAGATGGGCGATGTCTCCGGCTAGGTAATAGGCAAAGGCCTCGGTCAATCCCCAAGCCAACGCCTCAGCCGGATTCTTACAGCCACAGGCTTCATCATATGAGCTTGCTCTGGCCTCCCAGCGGGGAGAGCAGGTGGAGGGAATAAACTTTCCGTCATCAGTCCGGCAAAGCATCACCTCAATATCATCATCCTTCTTACTCAGGATGCTTGGACGAAACGCCCACCCCTCTCCGTTATCGGGAACTCCGTCCTGCTTGATTACCTGCTTGGAGAAGGCAAAGGCCTTTGGCCGGATGATTGACGCAAGATCGAAGATCGTATCTGGATCATCTGCTCCGTATAGCCTCATGCACTCAGCATATGTGTTGTTAAGTTCCAGAATCTCTGACCTATCGGCCTTGCTCAGTCGGTCAAATATCTCTTTGATGGGTTCTTTGTTCTTCATAGTCGCTTGGCTCCTGTGGTTGCTTCGCAACCTAGAAGGCTGAAGCATTCCCCCTCGACAAAGTGATCCCATCCTTCCCGCCAATCCCTTTTGTTGTAGGGCTTCCAAGATGGGCTTCTGTCTCGGTTGATTTCTCTGATGATTTCGTCAAGGTTCCAGCGAAAAACCTTTCCGCTTTCGGTGTCTTGGATTCTGTATTGCTTCATAGTCGCTTCGCTCCTTTGGTTACTTCGTAACCTAATTGGGTTCCTTTCTTGTTGGTTAAAGCACCACCAGATACTTTTTAACTATGGCAAAGTGGGCTTGGGGAATGACTTGTATTCGGTCAGGCTTAAAATGCACACAACCGCCGTCTGCATAATAGCCTTTGGAATCCTCGTCATATTCGAGGCCTTCATACCCTGACCATTCTCTTGCTATTCTGTCGTTGTATTGTTCGGGGTTTTCCGCCGTCTTAAACAGATAGCGATGGGTGCATTCACGCTCTCCGTTTGTTTCCACCATTTCTGCGTAGTAATATTTAATTTTGGGTTTCTTCATGTTGGGTTCCTTTCTTGTTGGTTATTGGGCAAGGGAAAGGCTTGGCCTCTCCAATTCCCGAAGGGGCTTAGGGCGGATTGTCCACCCTCCGCTACTTAGGCTTGTTAGACGGATAATTCGCAAAGGCTCAAACTCTAGGCCTTGCCGGATCAGCCAAGCGAAGGCGGATTTCTGAGAGCGAAACTCCCCAAAGGCCTCTCCGCTTTCTGCTAGGATGGTGAAGGGGGAGGGGGTCATTCCTCGCCCTCTTCTTCGTATTGCTCAAGAGCTTTGCGAATCAGCCCCCATCGTTTTTTGCCCCAAGGGGTTGAGATAAGAATATTGTCATCTTCGTTCATGGGTTCCTTGGTTGTCATACTTGCCTCCCATCTGCGAAGTATTCCCATTCATTCGCCTCTGAATCATCCATGAATCTTTCTTCGCTTGTCTGGTCTTCCCATTCCGCATCCACCTGCTCGACATAGGTATCAGCCAAACCCATGAAGGCCTCCATGACGGACGAGCCTTCTTTGATGCCTTTCTGGAGGGATTCAACTAGATCATAGTCGAAGCAGTAGCCTGTCAGTTTTCCGGCATCCAGTTGGCCTTTCTTGTCCCGAAGTTTTGAGAGGACATTGTTTTCCAGCCAAGCAAACGCCCTCTTTCCGCTTAGGTCATCGCAATCCCGCTCCTCCAACTTTATGAAGTTTCCTCGGCAGGATGAATCTCCGAGGGAATAATCCCTTAGCCTATACCCGCCCAACTCTATGACGGCCTTAAGGCTTTTAAGCATCTCATCGCCCCAAGCAAGGCCGGAGGTATATTGATCCTGCTTGAATCGCTCATAGGCCTTTTCAAAGGCCTTGGGTTGCTTCTCTTTCAATTCCTTGGCTGAATAGACTTTTAGGTTAATGGTTTTCATGGGTTCCTTAGTTCCTTTCTTGTTCGGTTTTCCACTTCTTCAATTAGGGCATGGAGAATCTTTTCTGCCCTTTTTAGTTCTGCTGGTTCCAAGTGGTTCCCGCTCAGTAATTGCTTTATGATTTCGGTTATGGTCATGGGTTCCTTTCTAGGTTCTGCGTTGATCTGTTTAATTTGGCTTATATGGGCTTACTAGACGCACAAGGCCAGTCCTCTGCCGGAATAGACTGCGTTGATGTCCTCGCCCTCTTTAATCGAATCCTTCCGAAGCACATACAAGGCACAGCCTCTAGGGTCGCCTTGCTGATAGAAGCAAAGGTTGGGATGCCTCTCAAATATGGAAGCCAACCGCTTTAAGGCTCCCTTTTCCTTGTCGGGATAAGGGAATTTCTTGTCGTGCCATTGGCCGTTCATTCCCTGCCATTGACGGCGGAAGAATGGCTTGCCTGTTTCCTCGTCTCTTTCAATCGAGCCTGTTTCGTCCCCGCATTCCAATTCATGCCACCTATGGAGGGTTTTCTCGATTCTTAGGAGGTTGGAGGCTTCCACATAGTCGAAGCCCATCTCTGTGAGCCTTGCATAAAGGAAGGCGATTCTTTCTTGTTTTCTGCTCATTGGGTTCTGGTTCCTTTCTTGGGTTAGGCTACCTCAGCCTTTTCACGCTGAATATTTTTCAAGCCAATAATTTTGTCATTCAAAGACTGGAGTTCAAAAAACCCATTCATAAGAGGATGATCAAAATTCCCCTTCCCTGCAGTTTCAAGAATTTGGTTGCATCGCATTTCAATCATTTTTTCAACGCTTTCAAATGCACAGACCCTATTCTTGCCAGCTATAACTATGGCTTGTTCTTTGTTCATTTGGTTTTGGTTCCTTTCTTGTTTATTGTTCCGAATAGAAGAGGGAATGGGCAAGCCAGCCCAAGGCCGAGAGAATGGGAACAAGGGGAATGAATAGATCGCTCCCAACTGGAAGAGCCTTAACTAGGCTTGTTACGCATTCCAAGGCAAGGGGGAGGATATTCGCTTCGCTCATTTGATTCCTTCGGAATCTAGGTTCCTTATTCTTTTTTCTTCCCGATTGATCTTTTCCTCTAGGATGTGGAGTGTTCTTGCCATCTCGGAATAAAGTCCGGCCTTTGCCAAGTGGCGGTCTTTATGAAGTTGGCCTAGCTTGTCGTAAATCCTTGCGGATTTGACCAGCAATTCTAAGGCTTCTTGGTTTGGTTCCTTGTTCATTGGTTTATTCCTTTATGCCTTGCTTTGTATTTTTACCGCTTCTTCCAAAAATGAAATCGGGTTGCCGTCCGCATCTATTACAAAATATTCGGGATGGAGTTCAGTTTCCATAAAGGCCTCGATGTAATCCCCCGCAAGTTTGGAGGGGGAAACATTGTAGGCCTTGGCAACCAGAAGAAGCTTTTGCATAGTTGCTTTGCCAATCTTTATTTGATTGCTCTGCTTGTTCATCTGTCAGCTTGTTACTATATGTAACCGACAGGGTCAATAGCAACTAAACAAGTATTAGAAAAGTAATGCAGGCTTATTAGATAAACTTAATGAAGGGAAAGAGATTTGAGAGGGGAAAAGGCTTTGTCAGACTGACAGGCTTTGAATAATAATAAAAGAAATAAAATGAAGGGATGACAGGCTTAAACAGGAACAGGCTTCAACGGATGGCTGTCCCTTGTCCCTCGATTGCTTTGAATAATCTAGGCTTTGACAGACTGACAAAGCTTACCCACCCAAAAAGAAAAACCCACAAAAAGAAAAAGCCAGACCTGAACAGGTAGGAGGTTTCGGGAGGCCTGTCAAGCCCAATTAGATGTTTGCCAAAATAACAGAAGGTATTACTTAAGCCATTAGGTGAATCTCAGTCCCGAAACAATCCGAGAGGAAGCGAAGGGGGAGGCCGGAAGGAAGTCCAAGTATTCCCTTAAGAAAGTGAGGGAGATTTGTAAGCATGTCTTGAGGGGGATTCCTTTGCGGTATGCCTCGCCCTTGTGCGGGATTCCGTTCGGGACGGCGAAGGGATGGCTGGCCGAACATCCAGAGATGGGGGAGATGTTGGAGGAGGCTCATGGGAAGTTCGTCCAGAATCATGTGGGCAATATTGAGAGGCATTCTAGGATGTCAGAAAAACCATCTCAATGGCTTCTTGAGAGGCGAGCCAAACAAGAGTTTGCCCCTGCTTACACCACCGAAGGCAAGGCTGGTTCTACTCTGAATGTCCTCGCCTTGGGCGATGATGCCCTTGGTAAGCTCATGTCCGGCTGGGTTGGCATGATGGAGGGAAAGTCCGAGCAGTCACAAGTGATTGATCTTACCCCCGAATCTAACCAGATTCCTAGCAGTCTAACAAGCCCAACAGAGTCGGAGCATAATGATGTTAAAATACAGGCACAGGCAAAACAGAATAGCCCCCCCAATTTAATAGAGGCAGGACTATCTCAGCAAGAGAAGCAAGCCGTTCCTGCTGAAGAAGTTAAACAGAAAAGAGGCAGGGGGAGGCCGAGGAAATATCCTAAGCCGGACGGCCTAGCCACCCCCCCCACCCCCCCGACACCCATTATATAGACCCCCCTTTAAGAAAAATTCTAAAAAATCAATCCCCTCTGTAAATTAAATGCCCCTAGCCACTCTCGACCAACTTAACAAGAATCCCACCCCCGACCAACTCCTCTCAACGCCCTTGGGCTTCTCCAAGATGCTTGGGATAGACCTCCACCCTTGGCAGGCAAAGGTGTTTCTTGACGTAGGCCTTGGAAACAGGGTGGCCCTCAAGGCCGCAAATGGCTCCGGCAAGACCTCCTGCCTAGCCGCCCCCCTTGTCCTTTGGTGGTGTTCCGTGTATCCAAAATCACAGGTTGTCACAACGGCTGGTGTATATAGGCAGGTGAAAGAACAACTTTGGCAACGCCTAGCCAGTTGGAGGGACAGGTTGACGGGATGGACATTGAACGCAACCGACCTCACGGCCCCCAACGGCTCCAAGGCTATCGGCTTCTCTACTGACGAGCCCAACAGATTTGAGGGTTGGCACAACGACAGGCTCCTGATGATCTTTGACGAGGCCAAGGCCATCCCCACCGACATCTGGAGGGCGGCGGAAAGATGTCAGCCGACAGCGTGGTTGGCGATGTCCTCAACTGGGGGCATGGAAGGGGAGTTTGCCCAATGCTTCTTGGGAAAGCGGGAATACTGGAAAAACTACTCTGTGACTGCCTACGACTGCCCCCACATCAAAAAGGACTGGATTGAGATGCAGATCAGGAAGGAAGGCAGGGATAGTCCCTTTATCAGAAGCATGATCTTCTCTGAGTTCATGGGGGAGGACGATGGCATATCCCCCTTTACCTATTCCAAGATAAGGTTTTGCAAAGACAATCCTCCGAAAAAGACAGAGGGCCAACCCGTAGCTTTCATTGACTGGGCAGGCGGAGGGGATGAGAGCGTAATAGCCATAAGGCGTGGGAACGTCTTAGAAGCCCCGATAGGGTGGAAGGACTCGGACACGATGAAAAGCGTTTCTAGGGCCATTTATGAGCTAAAGAAGGCCAACCTGAAGCCTTCGGATGTGTGGGCTGATGATGGCGGTTTGGGCAAACCAATGAATGATCGGATGCGGGAAATGGGTTGGCCCATCAAGAGGCTTAACTTCGGGGGCAAAGCCTACTCGGATAGGTATCTCAACAGGGGGTGTGAGATTTGGTGGGAGACGGCAAGGCAGATAGAGAGGGCCGAGGTGATCCTTCCAAGTGACGAGCTATTGGATGCCCAGCTTTGTTCAAGGAAGGCCAAGATCACGTCAGCCGGAAAGATGGGGCTGGAATCAAAGGACGAAATGAAACGCAGGGGCGTGACCTCGCCGGATCGGGGGGATGCGGTTTGCGGGGTGTGTTGCGTGAGAAATGATTTGGGGGAGTTGACGAGGTTTGATTCCGGCGATACGGGATCTGATTGGTTAAGCCAGATGCAGGAATCCTCGGACGGGGAATCCTCAATATCGGGCTTTGACTCAGGAGGCTAATATAAATGCAAATCTGGAACTGGCTGACTCAAAACTGGACGGAAGTGGTCGCCGCAGTTGGCGGAGTTGTGTTGGCGGCAAGAATCATCGTGAAGCTGACCCCAACCAATTCAGACAATTTGGTGCTGGAAAAGATCGTAAATTTCCTGAAGGGCGTGGGCCTCAAGCTGGACTAAGTGGGCTTCCTGTCCGCCATTTTGCAGATTATTGCGAAGCTCCTTGGTTTGATTCCCAGTCGTAAAGAGCGTGACGAATCGGGGGCTAGGCAGGCTTGGGAAAAAAACAAGGATGCCATTGATCTTGATCTTGGCCCTGAGCCTTGGTGGGTGCGCCACAACGCAACCCGTCACAAGGACAACGGGGCAGGTTGAGCGGCTGATGAAACTTCCCGAATACCCGCAAGTAAGAAACTCCTCGCCGGAGGTCAGGCGTTGGGCGCATGAGGCTCTGACGAGCGTGAACGATCTTGAATATCAGTTGAGAAGCAAATGAAGGAGCGTTCCGAGCTTTATTCGATTCTCTTGGAGGATTTGCGGGCCCGTACTGGCTGGGAGGAACGGCAGAGGATTTGGTATGAGATGCGCCACTCCGGCCTGCGCAGAAAGAAGAAACTTCCTTGGCAGGCCGATCTTCACTATCCCTTGGCCGATTCCATCATTGGAAAACTCAAGCCTTTTTACTATCAGCAGATTTTCTCCAACGAGGTCATTGCGACTTTCGTTCCTTCCCGTCCTCAGACCGAATCCTTAACTCAGAGCATTTCCCGCTGGTTTGATTACCAGATCCGCCAGCAAAGCAATTTTGAGACGGAGATCCTGACCTCGATTGATGCCATGCTGATGAGCGGGATGAATCTGATGAAGATTTCTTGGGACGAGGATTCCAAGGCCATCCGATTTGATGCCGTTGATCCCGTCCACGCCATCGTTCCTTATTACACAAGGGACATACGGAATTGTGACCGCCTCTGCCATGTGATTCCGATGTCGGTCAACCAATATAAAAACAACTCCCTCTATTATCAGGACGAGGATTTTATCAACAAGATCAAGGGCCGCACAAACGAGGGAACAAGATTCTCCTCGCTTGAGGATGTGAAGCTTCGCAGGGAAGGCATCACGGTTGGAACCGAGGACGATCAGATCATTGTCTGGGAGGTTTACGAGCGAACCGATGACAACAAGATTTTTGTCCACACCTTCAGTCCCGTGGAGCCCTCCATAGACATCCGGCCCACCTTCGAGCTTCCTTACAGGCACGGCCAGTTGCCCTTTGTGCCGTTTGTCATGGAGATCAAGGACAAGGGGGTTTATTCCAGCCGAGGCATCTGCGAGATCGTGGCTCCGTTTGAGGCCTATATGTGCAAGCTGATGAACGAGAAGGCGGACGCAATGACGCTCTATAACCGCCCGTTGTTCCGTTGTGAGCAGGACATTCCCAACACCAACAACCTGAAGTTCGGCCCCGCCACCATTCTTCCCGTTGGCGTTGCCCCCGTCACCATGCCCCAGCCCCCGATTTCCTTTGATCAGGAGATGATCAACCAGCGCATGATTTCGGAATACCTGACCTCCATGCCGGACTTCGGGCTTGCCCAACAGGGCAACACCAAGAGTGCCCGCACCGCCACGGAGATTTCCCAGATCGGAGCCCTGATGGGCCAGTCCACCGATCTTCGGGCTCGCATCTTCCGCATCTCGCTGGGTTATGTTTTCCGTCAGGCCTATTCGATCTTACAGCAGTTTGGCAAGAAGGAGCTTCGGTTCCATTTTGAGCAGAGCTTCGGGATTGTCCCGCCGGAGGCCTTCGAGGTTGAATATGCGATTCATCCAAGCGGAAGCGCAGATGGCATCAACAAGGCCGTCCAGTATCAGAAAGCCTTTGCCCGTCTTCAGCTTTTGGGGGCCAACCCGATGATCAACCAAGCCGCCCTGCTTAAGAGCGTGTTGGAGATTGATGATCCTTCCTTGGTGTCCAAGCTAATCACCGATCCCCGCTTTGAGGAAATGGATCAGGCCGAAGATCAGGCCAACGAGAACCTGATCTTGGAGAGCGGATTTCCCGCCTTGGTTCGTCCCACCGACAACCACAAGGCCCACCTGAAGGTTCTCTTGGATCGCATTGATTTCCTTTCAGCCAGCGGAGGCGGAAGCCCCACGGCCATGCAGAGATATCGGGATCACTTGGAACAACATCTTCAGGGCTTGGGTCAAGCCGACAAGAATCTTGAGCGGCAGATCCGGCGTGAGCTTTTGGAGAAGGCAAGGGCGATGGAGGCACAGATGAATGATGGGGCAGTCACCACCCAGAACATTCAGCAACCCCCTGTTGCGCCTGATGCGTCATTAGCCTAAATAATATATGTTGACCAAACTTACTTCCGCAATACGCCTCTTCAGAGAGCTAGGCCACGTTGAGATTGACTGGACTCCAGCCCATCAGAACGAGGCCAAGAAGTTCTTTGAGTCCCCAGCCGGAAAGCGACTACTCGTCATCCTGCGAAACTGCGCCACAAGAAAAGACACACAGGCAGTATTTTCAGGCGGGAATCGCTTTGAGGCTGGGAAAGCCGTTGGGATGAGGGAGGCGAATGTGATCTTGGAATACCTAGTCCAAACGGAAGCTGACGAATTTACCGAGAGTTCAGAGGGTGGGGCCGTTGCTGAACTTCTCGAATCATTACGGCCCTAAACATCACGGGAAGGAAACCTGACAAACCATGGAAACACAGGAAGCAGTCAAGGAAGTGACTCCGGCTGAGGAGCCGAGCATTTCTCCAGAGAACATCACGGAAGAGCAGTTGAGGGCGATGGCGGCGGAAGCCGATGGCATTCCCTTCAAGGCTTCTTCCAAGGCGAATCCCGAACCTGAAGTCGCCGCTCAGGATTCTCAGGAAGCTTCCGAGAACAACCAACCAGAGGCCAAGGAGGAAGAGAAGGACTCGGATGAGTCCGCCCCCAAGGCCGATGCAAAATCAGAGTCTAAACCAGAAGAGCGCAAGGCCTCCGAAACCTCTGAGGCTCCCAAAGCCGAAGATAAGAAGGAAGCCAAGAAGGCCAAGGAAGAGGCCCGTCTGTCGGAAAGCTGGAAGAAGCTTGAGGCCGAGAAGGCCCAAGTCAGGGCTCGCCAAGCCGAGCTTGAGAAGAAGATCGAGGAGCTTGAGCAAAAGAGCGATCCCACCAGTCCCAGCCCAGAAACCCTCCGCAAATATGCAAGGGAATGGGAAAACGAGGGGCGGGATGATCTGGCCAAGGCGGCACGGGCTCAGGCAGATGCCTTGGAGCAGAAATCCAAGGTTAATGCCGAGAAAGAAGAGCGTAGGAAGCGGGACTTCACCGAACAATGGAGTTCCAATGTCCGGCGCATGATTGACGAAAACCCCGAACTAAAGGACGAGGAATCGCCCTTTGCCAAGCGGGTTGTCGGCCTTCTCCAGAACGAGGACGGGGAGCTACGAAGGCTCCTCAACACCAGCCCCAACGGGTTTGCCTATGCCACCCAGATTGCCTTGATGCAGGAGGCGGCGGAGGCTTCGGAAGCCTTGCGATCCGAGGTTGAGACTTTGAAAAAAGAGAACACAGAGCTTCGTAAAAAGACCAGCCTATCGGCTGGTTCCACGGCGAAGGCCTCTCCAAAAAGGAAGTCCTTTGAAGAGATGAGCTACCAAGAGCAGGAAGAGTTCCTGCGAAGGAGCGCATCTGATTCCGACAGGCTTGGTGTTCTCATAGGAGATTAAAAAACATGGCACTCATGTCCCGCTCTAATCCGGCCACGCTGGGAAGCTATTATCAGGCTTTCCTCAGCAAAAACCTGATTGATCGGATCAAAGAAACCCTTCGCTTAAACGAACTGGCGAATCAGGTTGACCTTCCGAAAAACATCGGAAGCACATCAGTAAAGTTCTTTCAGTTTGACTCCGTTCCTGCTTCGAGCAACGTCCAGACGCTCACCGAAGGCACTCCGATCTCCACGTTCCGTGAAGTCGGCCTGAACTCCGTGGCGGTGTCCCTGACGCAACTTGGTCAGGCGGTGAAGATCAGCGACATCCTCAGCCAAACCAGCCTCTTTGACGTTCTCAAAGAAGCCTCCAACACCCTCGGAGAAGAAGCGGCCCTCAAGGCCGATGATCTCAGCAGGGATCAGTTGGTGACGGGTACGGACGTTGCTGGCAATGCCACCACCAAGCGGTTTGGTCAGGGCATCGCCAACTTCGCCACCCTTAACTCGACTGCGGCGGCTTCGGCATTTTTGGATTCCGAAGACCTCTTGGATTCCGTGACGCACCTGAAGGCCAACAAGGCAAACCCCTTGAATGGTCAATTCACGGCGTTGGTTCCCCCTCAGATCAGTCGTGATCTGTTGCGTGACACCGACTTCCTGAATACGGTCTATCGCAATCCTGAGAGCAAGGTCGGTTCACTCTATAAGGGCGAGTTGGGCTCGTTTTACGGTGTACGCATCGTGGAACACACCAACCCCTTCATCGAGGCGGCAACCTCTGGGACGTATGATGCGGCTGGCTCCATCTATTCAACGGTGGTGTTGGGCGCAAATGCGTTCGGAGTTGTCAAGCTGGCTGGCGAAAGCCCGTTCAGCCCCAAGATGATTGTCCTGCAAAGCGCAGACAAGAGCGACCCCTTGAACCAGACGATCACGGCAGGGTATAAGGCGTTCTACGCCGCCAAGTTGCTGAACAGCAAACGGGCGGTTGTCATCAAGGCCAAGAGCCGTTTTGCCTAAAAATGGCTAAAGGACTTGTCATTCTGATGAGTCCAGAGGCGAAGGAGGGGGGTTCTGAGAAATCTCAGAGCCTCCCTCCCAAGCCCGAAGAGAAGTCTTCGGGTCTGCGTCTGGAGATCCCCGCAAACGAACTGCCGGAAGGTAGCGTGGCGGGGGATCGTGTGTCTATGAAGGGGGTTCTCTCTTCCATAGACGGGGATATTGCGGTTGTTGAGGTGGAGGAGGCGGAGTTCATGCCCTCGAAAGAAGAGGGTGAAATGGATGAAAGCCAACTTCGCTCCAAGGCCGAAGAAGCCGATCTGGAAGGCTAAGAGGAATTTAGCCCGTGCCTATTTATCAATATGAAAACAGGGACGGGGAGATTGTCTCTTATATGCTTCCTGTTGATCAAAGGGACGAAATGCGGGGTCTTAAAAGGCTCCCGTCCGCCCCTTTTATCAGCAGGGGGGTGGCCAATCCAGATTCCTGCGAGGAGGGCGCAAGACGCTTTTACAAGCAGGCCGAGGAGAAGGGAACGCTCAAGAGCAAGAAATACAGCAAGAGCAGGGTGAAGGAGATTTGGGGATGGTAGATAAATCCAGAATGTCCTGCAACCGCCCACAGCGGACTCCCGATGGCCCGAAGAAGTTTGTGGTCAAGGCCTGCAAGAACGGGGAAGAGCGGATTGTCAGGTTTGGAGATCCAAAGATGAGCATTAAAAAGAACATCCCCGCAAGAAAAGCGAGCTTCATGGCTCGCCATAACTGCTCCGAGAAGACGGACTCCTTCAGTCCGGCCTACTGGAGTTGTAAGGCTTGGAGATAATTTATGCCTAGCGTCAAAGAAGTTTATCATAAAATTGAAGATGTCAGGATCGAGGCTGACACGATCAATCTGAACGTGGACGGGGTTGAGGCTCTTCTCAGCACCGCCCAAGCCGATCTGGCCCTGATCAAAACCGATGTGGATGACATCCGTGTGGACATGGCCAATGGCGTGTCAGTCAGCGGCACGGTGACGGCGACTCAGGCAACTGCATCAAACCTAAAGGCTCAAGTTCAGATTCTTAACTCGGCTGGCTCTGCGGTTGTGGCCCCAGCGGAAGTCGGAACCGCTGGAAGCCCGTCCATTGATGTTATCTCTGTTCAGGGCGTAACCAGCGGAACTCCGCTTCCAATCAGACCAAGGAACGGAGCCGTTACAGTTACCACAGGCACAACCTCGGCATCGGCCAATACATCGGCACAAGCCCTAGCCTCAAACTCATCCCGCCAATACCTGCTCATCCAAAACATTTCCGACACCGATATGTATTTTAATTTTGGAGCCGCCGCCACAACGAGCAACCTGTTTGTTGCTAAAAGCGGGAGTGGGATTGTGTTTGAGTCGGGTTTTGTCCCTACCGATGCGGTCAATGTGATCTGCGCTTTGGCCTCCAAAGCCTACTACATTCTTTCTGCATAATATGTTGATTCTGTCGCAACCATCCTACGACACAGACGCTTCCGCCTACTTCACCACCGCTGGCGTGACCAACACGGCGGGTAGGCAACAAGTGAGCCGTTTTGTGAGGGGGATCAAAGACCTCGGCCTTTACAACAATATGGTTTGCTGGCCGCTTCGCTCCTCGCAAAATGCGGGGACGGGAACTACGGCCTATTCGCTGGGGGGCTTGGGGACTTTTAATGGGACACTAACCAACGGGCCGATATGGGGGGATGACGGGGTTGTTTTTGATGGTTCAAATGACTACATCTCACTTCCAAGTAATTCGTTTAATACAGGAAACGCGGCAACATCTATTTGGGCGTTTTCAAAAAACAACTCAACATCTGGAAGGCAGGTCATAATTTCTGCTGGGAATCAAAATTTACCCACAAACTCATTTACATTAGAACATCCAGAATACTTGGAAAACACATCGGGGAGCATTGCATTTACGGCGTTGTCTGGCTCAATTTCTGGTGTAACAACTAGCTGGAAGTCTGTTTTTATTGGAAATACAAGTTTTGGATTTTTTGGATACAATGGTGGATCGGTAACGCAAACAACATTAAATAACACGCTTAATAAATCTGGTGCAAATAACGCCATTGGCCGTATGGACAATCCATCGCAAAATTATTTTAATGGAATTGTCGGTGCAGTTATTAGGATAGATTCTACTCCAACGACAACTCTTAACGGACAAGTTTACTCCCTCTACAAAACCACCCTCGGCCAAGGACTAGGATTGCCATGAAGCTGATTGCCCTTTGCCTACTTCTTTCCGCCTGCTCGCCCAAGCAAAGCGAATCCAGCGATCTTCCCCGCTATTCCGATATGGGTGCGGCGGCGGATGCTGGGAAAACGGAGGGCAACTAACATGGGACTGTTCGGCGGCGGCGGCGGGGCGGCGGTGGATCTGGCAAGCCCTAGTGCCATCGGCGACACCACGCCCAATACGGGTGCGTTTACAACGCTGTCCTTTGCGCCAGCGGCCAACGCTACTGGTCTAAGCTCATCCTCTTATTCGCTGACAGGTAGCAATGCCCAGAGCCTTGTCAGCCTGTCGGGAACTTGGAACACCACGGGAACGCCTACGGCAATTTTATTAAACATAACAAACACCCAAAGCAATTCAAGTTCAAAGCTAATGGATTTAAGAATAGGCAATAATTCTGTATATTCGTTTGGCAGGGGGACATTTTCAATTAAAGCCCCATCTGGAATTGCATCAACGCTTGCCATTTATGCAACAGCAACAAATTCTAACAGCGGCGCGAGCGGGCCAAATTGCATTGATATATTTAACGAATCATCCGTGAGGACTGCTTTTATAAGAAAAGATGGCCTAATTGCCAGCTCTCAGATAGGAACCGTAGATGACCAAACAGCGGCACTTGTAGATTCCAGCTTCGCCGCCGCAAATTGGCCTGCTGGCTTGAATCTTGCTAGTAATGTTCTTGTTGGATGGAGTTCTGGGACATATTGGTGGAACGGTAAAGATACAGGATTGAGAAGAAACAGTGCTGGAGCCATAGAAGTAAATAATGGAACGGCTGGAACATTTAGAGATTTAATTGTTCGTAATTTTAGGATGTCTGCCCCCACAGGGGTTCCCGCCACAGCGGGGGCAACAGGCACAGAGGGGAGTATCCGCTGGGACGCAGACTACATATATATCTGCACCGGCACAAACACTTGGAAGCGTGTCGCCATTGCCACTTGGTAATTTATGAAAACAATTCAACTCACCGAAGAACAGGCCAAAAACACCATGCAACTCCTCGATCTTGCGGTAAAGGCTGGGGGGCTAAACGCCTCCGTGCTGGCCCTGCCCATCGCCCAAGAGATTGAGAAACAGCTAACCAAGCCATGATCCTCGCCGCCACTTCTAACGATGAGGCCGATGCGGTGCATTTTGTGGCTCCGAGTGTGCCAGAGGGCTTGTAATAAGAAAAACCCGTGACAAGGAAAACCCAGCTTTCTTTTCATAAGCCGTGAGCAAAGACGAACAGGCCATTCAAGCCATTCAATACCTCTTTGACGAGGGCTTCATCGTGGCTGGATTCAGGGACGGTGAACCCGCCCTTTTCTTGACAACGAAACTCTCGGAGGCGCAGGAGGCCATCAAGGCCAAGATCAAGGAAGACCCTGCCGACTACTGGAAGAAATGACCAGATTTACCAGTCTCTTGTTTTGGGCTTGGGGGCGGCTCTTCTTAGGCCGTCAGGACTGGGAGCTATTGGAACGCTCCATTAAAATTGCCAAGCAGGAAAACGCCATTTCCGCCGAACTGGGCTACGATCCCCGCACCAAGCACCTTCTGTCCTACGCAAAAGTCAGGAAGGAGCTTGGCGATCCCGATGGGCTGACGGGTGCGCTGGTGCATATAGCCGTTGCGGTTGCCTATCTGGAGGGCAAGAAATGGCCGGACAGGTTGTTCTGATGAGCGACCCAACGATGAGCGATCTGAGGGAGCGGCTTGCTCGCATTGAAGAGGTGCAGAAAAGTATGCAGGAGCGGCAGGCTTACATCATGTCCATTCTGGAAAAACAGGCTTCCGAGCTTGGGGAATGGGTGGAGAGGATATCTCTGCGGGTAAATGCGTTAGAGCATATCTGGGCCAAGATCCTCGGAGCCGCCTCCGTGATTGGCATCATTTTCTCTTTTCTATTCGACTGGATCAAGAACCGCTTTACATCGTAACGGGAGTCAATTTATGGCCGAATTAACCACTTCTCAGAGCTTTGCCGATGGCGATACCGTAACAGCGGCGAAGCTAAACAACATCATCGCCAACGCCTCCGTTGGGGCCGAGGTCATCACCAACCGATCCGAACTAACGTCCGTTGATGGGGCTTCTGATTTTGTTTTAGGCTACGACACCTCCGCCACGGGGCTTCGCAAGATCAAGCCCGACAATCTGCCTATTGCCAGCGGGGCCGTCACCACCGCCAAGATTGCCGATTCCGCCGTTACCACGGCCAAGGTAAATGATGGCGCAATCACCACCGCCAAAATCACGGATGCTAACATCACCACGGCCAAGATTGCCGACTCAGGCGTAACTACCGCCAAGATCAATGATTCCGCCGTCACGTCAGCCAAGGTGGACACGACAGGCGTTGCGGTCTTGGGTACGGCTCAATCCTTCACCACCGCCCACGGGTTTGCCGCCTCCACCCTCACCGATGGGGCCAACATCTCTTGGGATCTTTCGGCTAACCAAGTGGCCAGAGTTACCCTCGGCGGAAACAGAACCCTCTCCAATCCGACAAACAAGGTTGAGGGCAATGTCTATATTTTGATCGTCAAGCAGGACGGGACGGGAGGCAGGACTCTTTCATTTTCCTCCGACTATAAGTTTGCGGGCGGAACCGCCCCCACCATCACCACCACGGCCAACAAGGCTGACGTTCTCACGTTTGTCTGCGAGGGAACCAACCTCCTTGGCGTGGCCTCACAAACCTTCCTCTAATCCCCATGTCCTATCCAGTCATGCCTCTTGGCTTTCTGGGTAGCCAAGGCGACAACGACGCCTACCAGATCAGCCGCTCCCTTCGGTTCAACTCCGCTGATTCGGCGTATTTGAGCAGAACGCCAGCTTCGGCTGGAAACAGGAAGACTTGGACTTGGAGCGGGTGGGTTAAAAGGTCTGGACTTTCAGGCAACCAAACTATATTTAGATCGCCAACAACCGCCCCGTCAACTGGACTAAGGTTCGGTGAAACAAGCACTGATGTTTTTAGGTTTTTTTTGAGCGATGGTAGTGCTGGGGACTTTATAACCACGCAAGTATTTAGGGACATATCATCATGGTATCATATAGTTGTAGCTACTGACACAACGCAGGCCACCGCATCGAATAGAATTAAAATTTACATAAATGGAAGTCAGGTAACAAATTTTTCAGTAGAAACATATCCTTCCCAAAATTACGACACTCAAATAAACAACTCAACAGTTCATAATATAGGTTATTATGGTGCTTTTGCTGAGGCATTTGACGGATACATGGCCGAAATCCACTTCATTGACGGCCAAGCCCTGACCCCATCCAGCTTCGGCGAAACAGACGGAGTCACGGGCAGGTGGAAGGCGAAGGCTTACACGGGGAGTTATGGGACGAATGGGTTTTATCTCAACTTCTCCGACAACTCTGGAACCACCCTAACTACGTTGGGCAAAGATCAGGCTGGGTCTAACAACTGGACTCCCAACAACTTCAGCGTAGATAACGTAACAAACAACGGAGTAGGCAACGACAGCTTTGTGGACAGCCCGACCAACTACGGTATAGATACTGGCTTGGGTGGGGAGGTGAGGGGGAATTATGCGACCTTAAATCAAATCAGTACAATTAAGGGAACGATTATTGACGGAAACCTTAGAACAAACGGAGGCAATAGGGGATCAATTTCAACCATTGGGATGTCTTCAGGTAAGTGGTTTTTTGAAATGACGGTCACTACGATTGGGGCTGAAAGCAGTATTGGAGTTTCGCAGGGATTGAACATAATGAATACTTATGTCGGATCTTCAGATAGCTATGGGTATTATTTCAATGGATTAAAGTATAATAACGCATCAGGCGGAGCATACGGATCTTCATATACAACTGGAGACATTATTGGGTGTGCGTTTGATGCAGACAATGGAACTCTTGTTTTTTACAAAAACGGAGTATCACAAGGGACGGCCTACACGGGGCTTACAAGTGGCCCCTATTATTTTGCTGTTTCTGGAAGAACGTCAACGGCGGCAAATGACGTATCCGCAAACTTCGGCCAACGCCCCTTCGCCTATGCCGCCCCGTCTGGCTTCAAGGCTCTCTGCACGACCAATCTGCCCACTCCCGTAATCAAGAAGCCAAGTTCAGCGATGGATGTGGTGACGTACACGGGAAACAACACGGCCAGAAGTATCACGGGCCTTGGCTTTTCTCCCGATCTTGTCTGGATCAAAGGCCGTAGCGGGGCGACTGACCATGCTCTGTATGATTCGGTTAGGGGAGTTCAAAAGGACTTAGGCTCAAATCTTACCACCGATGAGACTACTCAGGCTCAAGGCGTAACAGCCTTTAACTCGGATGGGTTTAGCATCGGAACCCTTGCCAAGTTGAATACTAACGCCGCCACCTATGTCGGATGGGCTTGGGACGAATCGGCTGTCTCTGGGCTGGATATAGTGGCCTACACGGGCAACGGAACGGCAAGAACGATTGCCCACAATCTAGGTGTGGCCCCAAGGATGATTATTGTCAAAGCCCGTACCACGGCCTCCACAGACCAAGGCTGGCCTGTTTATCA